TCTGGATCCTCCCCCGTGGCCCGTACACGCCCGCTACGCGCTGCGTGGAGGGGACGGATAACGCCCCAGGGTTTTCCCTTAGATATTCCTGCCACGTATTCAGTCTGGTCTGTTCTAATCCATGGTACGGCACAGTATTAAAAAGCTCAATGCGACCCCCGGGGGATGTTAGTTGATGGGTGGTGGGTGAACCCTCCGGCCTAAGTTGTACCTCGTACCCAGGCGGCCACCCCGATGGTATTAGAGGCATCCCATAATTCGCAATTACCTCGTTCATGGGGTGCTTTGGCTTCTCGCCGGGTTTAAAATATTGCCCATACGGGGACCCTTCAAGACCCGTGGTGATGAGTTCCTCAATAGGGATATTCCTAATCGGTTCAGGCTCTGGTATGCGTTGCAGGGCGAATTGCTGCGCTTTCACTAAATCGTCCCTCACTGTCTCAAGGAGTCCCTTGGCGTTGGCAGGGGTGGGATCCCACTGGTATAACCGGAAGAGGTTTGCAAGATGATTGGCGCCTGCGCCGAGGAACGGTTTCCACTTTGAAATCTGGGAGCCGAAGATTCTTATAATGTCCTTTTCTAACTGATCTATAGTGCGTCGCATTTTATCTGTGTCAGCCACGCTGGCTACGGCTTTCGCACTGACAGCGGCGTGCCGCTCTTGCATATCCCGAAAGCCTTGGGGTAGTAAAAACTCTAACGGGTCTGCAGGATCTGGACTTACATAATCCGGTTTGGCCAGCAACTGATTAGCGCGGTCGACGAGCGAGTTGATGCCCTTAAGCCGCAAGGCATGTTGCTCCTCGGTTCCCGGTGACATAAACTTCTGTATTTCCAAGGGTATCTCATGCTCCCACGCTTTGGGTTGAAACCGGATAACCTGCCCCGGAGCGCCCCAGAGTTCGCGCTTGGGGTCAATCTGTTCTCCGGGTCCTAGTTGTCTCGTGCTGGTATACGAATCCAACCAATTGGCGAACGGAATCCGGCTATGGGGTATGAGGTGCAGCCAGCCGTAGGGATGGAACTGTCCTAGAGTCGGATGCGCCCGTGAAACCGCCGAGGCACTACGTAGGCCAGTCACCTGTTCCGTTCCGTACTGCCCCCGCTGCAAGAGGGCCTCGCCGCGTTCCTGTCCTAGGTTCATCAACTGAGGTAGGGTCATTTGTGCAGTGACACCTGTGGCACGGGCAGCTGCCAGACCCAGGCGATCAAACTCCTCTTGCGCCCGGTATGCCGCAGCCATTTCCGATGGGGTCAAATTAGCCCGCCTCATCGCGGCAGGCACATCGGCCGGTGGGATGTAGACCTTCCCGGTTGCCTCTCGTAGTTTGGTTTGTGCGCTTCGGGCATCGGTCTGGTACTGCTTGTATTCGGGCGTGAAAGCCTCACCGGAAACATATCGTCCCACTGGCCCCTGCAAGAATGGCTTACTGGCCTCCGTCCATATATTGCCCAACCCCTTCGCAACTTCCTTTAAGCCCCCGCGCTGGAAGTCGTGCCGGAGGCTATAACCAGGCGCCTTCGGCTTGGTAAGCACCTGTCTGGGCTGTCGCCGCAGTCCCTGCAAGATACGCGCACTTTGTGGCGTCCAGCCCACGTTGGGCGGTGCGGGGACGACCCTCGGAGTTGGCATGGCTGCCATGCCCACGTCAGGCCGTTGCGGGATGTCTTCCCGGCGACGTATAGGTCTATACGGCATACCTAGCCCATAAACGAGGATAGCAGATTGGCGAGGTCATTGTAGTAACTGCCTGCCACGGTATTGGGATCGCGCTCGGTCCACTGGTCCAGCAATTGCTGTAATCCCGTCACTAGCCCTTCCATACCCTGTGGGGGGGCTTGTTGCTCTTGCATTAATTGCGCCATGAGCCACGGCGGGGGCGCACCTCCAGCGGGGGGCATCGGGCCACCCATTGGGCCTCCCGTTGGTATAGGAGGCATCGGGCCTCCACTGGGCATGTATGCCATATATGCTCCTATAGCCCGTAGGCCATTTCTATCTGCCTGCCGACGGAGTTGCCGACCGGCTTAACTGCATCGCGGTCAACCATTGTTGGTTGAGTAAGCAAATGGTCAGACGCACGCCAAGCCCAGTATACCGCATCTAGCGTGTCATCGTGCGCCGCCTTATCCCCAAAACGGAGCCATTCGTCCTTAAATGTCTTCAAAAAGGTGGTCTGGGCATCACTCACCTTCACTCTACCGAACTGGAAGTCGGGCAACATCTGGTTTATGCGTTCCGCTTTTCCCTTGATAGCCTTCCTTCCCAGGAGCGGTAAGCGCAGTCCATTCTCGCGCATACGCCGCATCAATGCCTGATAGAACACCTCTCCCCCCGCATTAGTTTCGAGCAAAATGCGCTGGGGCTTATCGTAGGCCGCCATCGTGAACAGGGCATTCTCGGCCTCGGCCTGGTTCACCCTACCGACGAAACCGTCCTCCACCACTAAGACGGGACGGGTATCGACTATCTTGGCGATCGCGAAGTTGTCCCCTTTCCGGTAGCGGGTCCCCACCATCGACTGCTGCGTTATGGCGAAGTCCACCCCGTAAAAGCGGGCAAACTCCTGCTTGATCCATATCTGCGGGAAGTCCGTCAGGTACTCCGCTTTGAGGATGTTACCCCTGGTAGCGTTGGCATTGGCGAGGTACACCAGCTGGAAGTCCACTTCACCCACTTCTGCCCTGCGCCGCTCCAACCGTTCCAACGGCCATTGTTCCGGCCAGTAACTCTCGTTGTCCTCTATGGCCGGATGCACGAATACCTGGTACATCTTCTCGCCTTCCCACTCGACTGAATCGAGGTATCCCACGATGTCCTTCGGGTTCCAGCGCGTCTGCACTATCACCGCATGGGCATCCTCCATGCAACGCGGCAGGAACGTATCCTTCACGAAATCGACCGTCTGAACACAGACAGTCTCACTATTCTTACTCTCCCGGTCGTGCAGGTCATCCCCTATGGCTATGCCTGTCACGCGCCTTCCGTTCACACTGCTACTGCCGACACCGCCAGAAGCGAGGGTCGGGTCCTTCTTAGCGGCCGTCAGGAGCGCCCAGTCGCCTTCAGATACCGAGCTGTCCTTGACCTCGTAGCCGTCGCGGGACCAGCCGCGGTCCTTGGCCGGAACCACGTTGGGGAAGACCATTTTGAACTTTTCATTAAATTCGATGACATCAGCCACTCGGCGGGCGATATTATTGGCGAGGTTCTCACCGGCACTGCAAATAAGGTTAGTGGTCCAGGGTTTCTTCCCGATCCACCATGACAGCAGTACGATCGAGATTATCGTGGTCTTGGCACTCTCTGGCGGCGCCACAATGACGACACGGCGGTTATCCAGCACCTCTTTTAGCCACTTCTTATGCGCTTCGGCGGGGTCTACACCAAAAACGAGTTGAGCATAACGGCACACGCTCTCCACGGTGTCTCCCCGCGCAGAGGCCGCCATCAACTGTTCTATCTGCTCTTCGGCACTTAAAGAGGCTAAATACTCCAGGCCATCTTCCATGCTAGTTCATGCTAACAACACTTAAACGCAGGCGCTCACATGTCTTTATGTGTTCCATGCCTGCGTACATCACCTCTTCACCGGGCATATCACATTTAAACGGAGGCCAATACAATAAATTGAACCCCAGAGGTAACTCGTCCTGGTGACCTTCGTCCACGATCACGAAGTCGTCAGTATCCTTGTTTTTAGCTATGTAGTAAAGCACTTAGGTTTCACGCGGAACATCTTTTAGTACCTGCGTCAACAGGATCTCAGCCTCACGCGCATCTATCTGCACCAGAACCTTCGTACCACCCGTATCAGACTGCTGATGAGTGCGGGGTAAAAGGTCTGCCGCCTGCCCTATTAAACGCGCAGCCTGGGTAGAACCGCGCCTCTCAGTGTCAGCGGCCAATGACGCCTGATTACGCATTACCTCACGCCAGGCATCCTCCGGCGTCTGCTTGTCCAAAGCCTCAACAAGACCCGCAGCAGCAGCGTCCCTAGCCCGGTTCCACCTACTCTCATTAGCAAGTGCGCCAGTACCTTCAGGCCCACTGGTGTACGGGGGACGCAGGTTAGCAAGACTGTTGGGATGCACGGGAGTATTATAGCATACCGGAAGCGGAGTCCGTGAGGAGTCCGCTTTTATTGATTGTGCAACATAGGCGCGGTAAAAACTACCCAGGGGGGGGTAAGAATTACCTAGGGGGGGAGTAAAAACTACCCCACATAAGCATACAAGACTCTAGCTTCTCTCTATCTTCTCTCTAGCTTCTCTCTAGCTTCTCTA